TCACCTGTATATAAATTAGTAGACTCAGGAGCACTTTGATATGATTTATAACTTTTACTTGCTACTTCAATTGGTATTTTTTGGGTAGTTGTTAAATATACACTTGAAGGATCAAGATTTATGTCTTCTACTTGTGGAATCCAAGGATCATTACTTTCTTCATGTTGACCATTCCTAAGAATAGTTATAGGATCACCATCCTCTCCATCTTTAGACCAAGGATTTGGTGGGTTTGAATTTTTAACAGTTGACCCAAATCTAAGTGATTGTCCCCATCTTCCCTGATGTGTAACATCCCCAGAAAATGGTTGTAAATTTCTAATTGAATCAGATCCTTCTATTTTTTCACTAAATGTATGACCTAAATCTATATTAATATTTGAATCATTAACTACTCGAGGATTCCCGGCAGTAGTTTGTTGGTTATTTTGGGTTTGTGATGCAGGAACGGTTGATGGGCCATGTACTGGATCTGGTATAGCATTATGATGTACGCTATTCCATATGTTTATAGGTTGAAAATAATAATAAGATACATCATTTACATCAGATTGAACATTATTATTAGGTAAGGGTATAATATAAATTACTTCATTCTTTAAAGGAATTACTGAAGAATTTGGAAATAAAGGTTTTGCAATGTTATTAGATAATGCAGATTTACTAGCATTTGATTCATTTAATTTGGAGAAAAAAACACTACCTACAGCACTCCACTTTCCATTTTTTTTAAATTCTTGAGGGTAGGATTTATCTTCAAGTATAATTGATATTACCCTAGCACCAAATATACTAATATCCCCACCACCACTAGCTTTAGAACCTACACTTTGTTTAATTGGCATATTACTTTTCCTTTATTTGGAGTTTTTCCATTTCTGCTAGAAGTTGATCTTTTTCTTCATCTGATATTCCAAATCCACCATCATCATTTATATTTTGAAGTGCTCTTTGAACGATTGTAGCCATTTTAATTAAAGCTTCATCATTCTTAACACCAATCTCCATATATTCTTTAATAAGTGGTACTATAAGAGTAGCATCTCCTATTTCTTGAACTAAAGGTTTTAATTCTGATATAAGTGCTACTACTTGAGCGTCTCGTCTTTTTTGGTTGTTATAAATTTCCTCAAGTAAATCCGAAAATTTTTTATCACCAAAAACGTATGATTCTAATTGTCCCATGTTGTTTTTGATTATAAATATGTGAATTTAAAACTATTTTGGAGGAAAATAACCGTGTTCTAAATAAAATAAGTATTTTTCTTTAAATATGCCGTATAATTTATTTGCTATTTTAGTAATTTTAGGTGTTTTAACATCAACCATCTCACGGATGTAAATATAAAGTGCCTTTTTATTAAAAACATCAATATTATCTCTTTTTCTAAATAATTCTAAAATTGCATCTGCAATAGAAGCATCGTTACCTTTTGGAAATAAAATATAAATTCTATCCGTACAATATTCAACATACTTGTCAATAAATAATGATAGACGATCCTCGTATTTGTGGTGTTTATTTTCTGTAAGATCTCTATTACTAAATTCTTCATCTTCTTCAATTTTATTAACATCTTCCATTCTGGTTGAAGATAATATAAATGAGGGGTCTGTTGTGTCTAATTGAGAGTAATTATTAAGATCTGAAATTGAAATGTTTTTTATTTTATTACCATAATTTTTCTGATTATATACAATTAACCATCTTTTTACTATAGTACCAAAATATGAATATGCTTTTGCTCCATTTTCAGGGTTAAATAAATGAATTTTTGATAATAAAAATGTTATTATTTCATGTTGTAGATCTTCTAAATTATCAACACCATCTGTATGGTAAAATTTAAAAGTATGAATAATATTTTCTGTTAATTTATAAAAGGGCCAATGTATCCATTCCGAATATAAGTCACTTCTTTCTTCGGGATCAGAAGAGCGATTGTATTTAACAATCGCATTTTCTGTATCTTTTGAAAAGTATACTTTCTTTTGAGGTTGGGCTTTATGCCTTCTTATTATGTCATCCATAAACTTCTATAATTTTTTTAATTTAAATTCATTAAGAATATCTTGGATTTGTTTTATTTGTTTAAAGAAAAAACCTACCTCATCATCTGATGAGAATGAACCTTTAATATCTATTTTTTTTAATTTTTCGTCTGATGCTTCTATTACTCTTGAAATTTGATCTAAATATGTGAGATACCCAACAACAATATCTTCGGAGGATTCATTTTTTCTAAGTAAATTCCAAGTAGTAAATAATAATACTAAAATTACTAATACTAATAATGTTATAACTATTGTTGTTGATGAAATCATAATTTATCAAATATATTTTTTAAACCTTCACTTTGAATAGAACTTAATGCTTTATTTTTAACTGATGATTTTTTATTAGTATTCAATGTAAAACTTGAGTTTGATGTATCCACATTATTTTTAAATTTAGGTAACCATTCCACCTCAAATTCAATTCTAGCTGCTAACATATCGGCCTGATGTAAAATAAATGGAAGGGAAGTACGTGGTTTTTGCTCTGGCATCCATCCTTTTAAGTATTTATCATTTGCTGAGTCATATAAACCATCATGTGTTTGAATACCAATCATTTCATTAAATGTATATGATATACCATGTTCTTGAAGAAGAAATAAACCGCGATCTGGAACTGATGCAAAAGCTAATTTTTTATTAAATGTATAATCTTCACCTAATTTATCCTTTCTCCATTTATCTGTCTGAGGTATATAAGCTTCATGGTCATTATCTCCCATTTTACCTAAATCATGATTAATTGCTGAGAATACTAATTCTTCAGTAGTGAATGTAGTCATATCACAACCAAAACCTTCCCAAAGACCTGACATAGATAAAGATGCTTTAACAACTCTATTAACATGATCTACATAACCACCTGGAAATGCTGAGTGGTATTCTTTTTTATGAGATGCGGGCATCATCATAATTCTTTCTCCATACTTATTATAGAAATCAAGTAATTGTTTCTTACGATTACCTGTTATGTAAGTTTCAATGTTGGATAGGAATTCTACCCAATTCATTTGGATTTTTTCTGCTGTTAGCTTCATAACTTTTATTTTGTATTATCCGTTAGTGTGTGATGATTCTCTCTCAACTAGAGTTTCCAAATCTTCAATTTTATCATATAATTTCTTTACCTCTTTTCTAAAATCATCTATATTCACCCCTCCACGAGCTACTGTATAATCTAGAGTTTTAACCTGGGATTTAATGTTTGTAAATCCTCTGTCAACCAATTCTTTGTTCCTAAATGCCATAATGTTTTGTATTTATTTTATATATTACCCCAATATACAATAACTCCACCACCCATCCTACCTATCATCCTCATTTCCCTAATCCTCATATTTTCCTAAATATCTTTAAAACCTGTACCTCCAAGGTACCCAAAGTTTCTTTAATATCCAAGTTTAAAGGTGAAATTCTTGTGATTTTTTTAATATTTTTAGTAAGTGGGCGCATTTTTCATACTCTTCGATGTCCTGGAAGTATTGGATTGCTAATTCTAGGGATGTTTCTAGAAGATCATCACCATATTCAATAATATCTAAAATATGATTTTTATCGCTTAAATTAATTTTTTTAATGTAATACCAAGCTTTATTGTATGCAACATATTCTCCAGCTTTTTTCACATCTTCAATATCTAATTCATGATTAGATTCTTTAAAAAATTTTAGGGCTTTCTTTTTAAAATTGATATGGTTAAGTACAAGTTTTTTATGCATACCTAACCAGTATTTTGGAGAAGATGTTATATCAACAATATCCTCAATTACTTCTTCTTTTTTACTCCCACTATTGGGGAATAAGTTAAATATGTCATTAACATCAATCATTATTTATATTCATCTCCATATTTAATTTTGTGAAGAGCATACTCATACTTTTCATTCATAGTTTTATACTTATGTTTAGGTTGATTGTCCATTTTTTTTATTTGTTTAACAAATACATCCCTCAATCCTAACCTTTCAACCTCTTCATATACAAAATAAATAACATCTTCGTAGTGTCCCATTTATTATAAAATTAATTGTTTAAACCATGTAATATATGTTATAAATACTAGCAATCCAAATAATTTATAAATAAAAAAACCCACGTATAATATTGTTAAATACTATAGTGGATGATTGTGGCGATTGTGGGGAGTTAATGCGTTAAAACGCATGATATTGCGCTTAAAACGCATATAATATGTAGATGTAGACAAGAAGAGACTCGAACTCTTATGTAACCAATTACTCTTTCTACAAGATATAAGCTTGAGGAGATACATGCCTATATAGTGAACCAAAAAGGACTCGAACCTTTGACCGTCGCCTTAGAAGGGCGATGCTCTATCCATCTGAGCTATTGGTCCGTAAGTCAAACAACATTTTTGGGGTTGGTACCGCTGAACGGGGTCGAACCGTCACGGACATATCTGTCCAAGGGATTTTAAGTCCCTCGTGTCTACCAATTCCACCACAGCGGCATTATTTTATTTTTTAGAGGTAGGAAGATTATTGAAGTGTTTTTCTGCTTGTTCTTGTTCTTCAAATAATTTTTCTTTATCTTCATTTGTTAAACTATTCCACCATGCATCATGGTTAGCAACCATTTCTTCCTGAGTGATTGGGGTATTTAATTCTTCTTGTTCTTTTGTAATATTCATAACTTAATTTTTATAAATCCCAATCCTCTACCGCAATTTGTAAAGCAAGAAGAGGAGTGGTCTTTGGGTTGTTTTTAATTTCATGTAGGGCTGTGTGGACTATTTCTACTAATAATCCGTTATCTTCACTTTTTCCAATTAATTGAGCAAATTCTAACATATCACTAGTTGTTGCATTTAAAAGAAATTCATTTTTAATTTTATTCATAACTTTGATTTTTTATTACAGGTGTAATATACAAAAAAAATATTGGAAATCCAAACTATATTGGACGTTTAAATATTGCTTGTTCTTTCATTTTAGCTTCAATTACAATATCGGGTTCAAGACCATAGGTTTGAATCTTTTCATAAATAATATCGGAGTGAGCTTGAGGACGTATAGATTCATCTAATTTTTCCTTACGTCTACTTTCAGAATAGTGACAACATTGTGCAATTCCTTCAGGCCATGTAATAGATGCCATTTTTAAAGCTTGCTCTTCAGTAAGATCACCAGTATTAAATTTATGATGAAAATAATCAAATGTAATTGGAATACCTATATTTTGAAAAATACCATCAAATAAATCTTTAACAGAATATTCGTTGGGGCTATCATCATTCTCAATAACTAAGCGTTTTTTAGCGTCGTCATTCAATAAACTAAAATTCTGCACAAAACGCGCCAATGTTGATTTTTTATCACCATATGCGCCTCCAACATGAATATTAATTTTATTGTAAGGAGAAGGATCATACCCCATCATGTTGAATTGTTCGCTATGAAAATTTAACTCACGAACAGTTTTATCAACTACTTTTTGTGTTGGTGATGCTAAGCAATTATAAGGACCGGGATGCATGGTAAGACGTTGACCTCCATCTTTAGCAATTTGACCTACCTCTAACATTATTTTAGATATTTCCTTATAATCTTTAAGAGTTTTAATATCATACTCATCAGACCATGGAAATATTTGACTAGATAATCTAAATAATTTGATTTTCATTTCATTATTCCATTGAACAATAGTTTTAAGATCTTTAACATTAGCTAATGCTAGCTCAGAAACATAATCTATA